TATAAAAATCGTTACAGGTTGGCTAAAATCTGTAAGAATCGTGACGGTGACGTCAATCTTCTAGTGAGTTTTCTATTTATCGGGGAATACGGCGGTTATTACCAACTCCCACCAGCTAATGAAGCACTTGGAAAACCAGAAGAATTGAAGAAAATCGACGAGTATTACAATAATTTAAACTCATAGCTATTATTTGTTATGGTAAAAGACAAGTATCAATGGGTGAAAGGAAAGCTTACTGCTCATCCTGAATTGCGAGATTCTAATGAAAGATTGTATTATCACTATTTAATAGAGATAAACTATGACTTCTCTAAATCTGCTAAAGATCTACTAAAAGATATGGAAAACAGAGTTATCCCTTATATGGATAGTTTTGGTCGTGCTTCTCGTAAAGTACAAGAAGAACATCCACATCTTAGAGGTAAACTATGGCAGAAAAAGAAGTTTAAGAAAGCAGAAGAAGTTAAGCAAGAAATTAGGGATTTAAGCTAAAATTCCTTATCTTTAATGTAAGTAAACAATTCAAAATTAACATTTTATGGGTCAATTATGTTTCCTGGTTGGTAAATCAGGTACAGGTAAATCGACGTCTCTAAGGAATCTTAATCCTGATGAGACGCTAATTATTAATACGGATCAGAAAGCTCTTCCGTTTAAGAATTTTAGTGCTAAGTACAATGAAGAGAAAGAGAACTATGTAAAGACATCTGATGTCTCTGTAGTTATCGAAACTCTTAAGAAAGCGCACAAAAATCCTTATATCAAAACCATTATTATAGACACTTGGTCAAGAATTATGACTGATGCTATTATGAGCCCGAGTTTTCGTGGCGAGAAAGGTTTCGATAAATGGACAAAGATGGCAAGTGCTCAGTATGATTTGATTAATATCATCAATGATAGACTTCGCGATGATATTATCATCTACTTATTTGCACACCCTGAGACTCATTATGACGAAGCAGGTTTTGCTTCTGAGCGTATTGGTGTACAGGGTAAGATGCTTGAGCGCTTTGTGCCAGAGTCGTTCAGTTCAATTGTTTTATACGCAGAGATTGTTAAAACACCTGGACAACCTAACAGACATGTATTCCGCACTCTTAATTCGGGTATGGATACATGCAAAACTCCACTTGAGATGTTCGAAGACGCTCAAGTAGATAATGACTTGGTAAACATTAACCAAGCAATTCGTGAATATTATACAATTTAATTTAAAACAGCAAAAATGCAAGATTTAATTTGGGATGCAGTTCCCGCACAAAGACAAAGAAAACAAGAACAATTTACAGTTCCTGTATTAACAATGAGCGCCTTGGTAAAAGCAGGTGGTGGTCGTAAGTTTACGTTTAACAAAGCTTCTCAAAGCTTGTTAGAAGTTGAAGGTGAAGACCGTGTATCATTTGGTTTCTCTGCTGATGGACAACATATTTTTGTTCGTAAAGCAGCTGATAAAGCAGGTTTTGCGTTAACAAAGACTTGTACTCTTAGCGACAAGAGAACATTTGAGTTTATCGCAAAGCGTTTAAACTTAAATACTGAAGTAGAAAATCACTTTACATTTACAGCATGTGAATATCCAGGTGTATTTGAATTGCTTACTATGACAGTAACTGAAGCGCCTGTATTTGTTACTACTGAGCTAGGAGAGATTTCTGATGAAGAAGATTTGTCAGCTGATTTAGATTCTCTTCCTGAAGTACCTGAAGGTGGAAATGTTTATACCGAAACACCATTAGTAATTTATAGTGAAGAACCTATAGTAGTGGAAGCTCCAACAGAAGATTTTGTTAGCAACGATTCTACAAATGAAGACATTTGGTAATTAATTTTAAAAACAAAAAGTAAGTATGTTTAATTTAAATGACAGCGCGTTTGACGCGAAAGAAGGAGCAGCAATTTTCAACAATGGAAAAGCTGGCGTAGCAGAAGATGTAGTAGTAGCTGTGGCTAAGAAAAAGCCAGAAGACAAACCTAATTCTCCTGATTACAAACTAACATTCACTGATTCAAAAGGTGGTGCTTGTAATATGAGTTTTTGGTATGTTGATAAAGCTACTGAATATGCTACTGTTGAAGAGCTAGTACAAAAACAGGGTAAGATTATGAAGCATGTCATCCATGCTATCTACGGTAGCAACTATCAGTTTGCTACAGGATTTGATTCTGCTCATGGTTTGTTAGACGGTTGTATGAAAATCATTCGTGATGGTCTTGCTTCAGGTGTAAAGTTCCGTGTGTTTGCTAACTATGGCTCTACACAATCTGTAAAGCAATATATCCAACCTCGGTCTTGGGTGCCGTTCATAGAGCCGATGAGTGTTGATATCGCTGAAACTCGTTTGAAAGCAGGTAATATTGATGCTATGGACCGTATTGAGAAAGATAATTTCTCTTCTACGCCATCTGGAGGCAGCACTACTTTAACAGCAGGAGACGATTGGTGATTAATTACTGATTAAATTTACAGGAGAGGGTCTAATCCCTCTCCTTTTTGTTTTATGAAAGACATAAACTTAAATTCAATTGCATTTAATAGTCAGATTACTCGAGAAGATATCTTAAAGTATCTCACTCAGGAAGAAATCTATTCGTATTATCTAGGCGAAGATATTAAAACTTTGGGCGTATATCATAGTCCTCTTCGTGAGGATAATATTCCTTCGTTTGCTTTATATTTTCATAAGATAGAACGAAATATTCTAATGTTTAAGGATTTTGCAACAGGAGACTGTGGTGACTTTGTGGTATTGGTAATGAAGTTATATAATTTAAATTACCCTGAAGCACTAAGAAAGATCACATTTGATTTAGGTCTCTCTACGTTTAGCGTTGACGCTGTAAAACAAACAGTAAATTACACTAGAATAATAGAGAAAGATAGAGTTGATTTAGGCATTAAATCTAGGCCTTGGGAAGCAAGAGATAAAAAGTTTTGGTCTTCCTTTGGTGTAAAAAGAGCTACTCTAGAGAAGTTTAATGTGCATGCAATTAGTCATATATTCTATAATGACACTGCTGTTAAAACACATGAATATGCTTATGCATATGTAGAGGAAAAAGATAATCGAGTTAGTTATAAGATTTATCAGCCTTTTGAACAGAAAATCAAAAAGTGGATTAATAATGCAGATTATTCTGTACACCAAGGTTACATGCAATTAGTTGCAGAAGGTGAGTTATTAATTATCACTAAATCTCTAAAAGATGTAATGAGTATCCATGATTGTATGGGAATCTCAGCTGTAGGTTTGCAATCCGAGAGTGTTACAATGAAAGACTCTGTAATGGATGAGTATAAAACAAGATTTAAGAAAGTAATCTGCCTGTTTGACAATGATGCAGCAGGCAAAAAGCTATCAATTAGCTTTACTGAAAAGTTTCAAATCCCTCATTTCTTTGTCCCTGAATTGCTAGGTGTTACTGACTTCAGTGACTTAGTAAAACATAAGGGCAAAGACGAGGCAGTAAGAATCGTTAAAAACAAAATAGAAGAACTATGAATAAAGCCGATTCGTTAAGTAAAACCAGTAAAGATTTAATGTTGAAAGAGCCCTATTACGGGTTCTTTTTAATTATGTTAAATAAGGTTTGGAGTGAAAGAATTCCAACCGCTGGTGTAAGTAAGCAACATATCAATTATCAACTCGTGATAAGCCCTACATTTTGGGAAGGATTATCAGAAGAGCATCGATTAGGTTTGCTAAAGCATGAACTGCTCCATATTGCATTTGGACATTTGTCTATCTACTTCAAGTTTGAAGATAGAAGACTAGCTAATGTTGCAATGGATATGGAGATAAATCAATATATCGATCCTAGTTACCTTCCTGAAGGTGGGATTAAGATAGAAGATTACCCTGAATTAAATCTTGATCTTAAAGCAGGTTGTATATATTACTATGACAAGCTTAAACAAGCTCAAGATAAAAAACAACAGACAGGTAGCTGCGGCAGTGAGCCAATGGATAAACTCTTAGATCAATTGGAAGCAGGAGAAGATCCTTGTAACCATGGTACTTGGGAAGATTTCAAAGATTTATCTGAAGCAGAGCAAAAACTTATTGACAAACAAATACAAAGAATCTTGAACGGAGCAGCTGAACAAACACGAAAGACTCGTGGTCATGTTCCTGGAGAGATTGAAGGAGTATTAGTGTTGGATGAGATTAAGCCTTCTAAGTTTAATTGGCGTGCTTATATCCGTAGGTTTACTGGAATTAGCACAAAGATATTTACTAAGAAGAGTCAGCGCAAAGAGAACGTAAGATTCTCTGAAAATCCTGGTATTAAAATCAAGATGCGTCAGAAAATGCTATTAGCTATTGACACTTCGGGATCTGTGAGTAATGATGAACTACAAGAATTTATGAGTGAGATTTATCATATTCATAAAGCAGGTGTAGATATTACGATTATTCAGTGTGATACTGATATTACATCTGTAGAGCCGTACAAGCCGAAGGATAAAGAGTACAGTGTTGCAGGTCGTGGAGGCACTAGCTTTGACCCTGTGTTAAAGTATTACATGGAACACAGAGAATATACTAGTTTAGTATATTTTACTGACGGCGAATGTAATACTAGCCTTAAACCTTCTAAGAAAATCTTATGGGTATTATCTGAGCGATCTTATTTAAATGAAGAGTTGCCTGGACAAGTAATTAAGTTAGAACTTTAAAAACTATTAAATGAGTGAAGTAAAATTAAATGTGGACGAGCTTAAAAGCTTTATGGGCCATATGGTTAGTAATAATCAATATATTCAAGCACAAGGTAAAGTTCCTGTGACTGTGAATATTTCAGGTGATGCTGGTCTCGGCAAAACCTCTGCAATCTTGCAATTGGGTGAAGAATTAAATATCCCTGTTGTAAAATTGAATTTATCTCAGCTAGAAGAGCTTGGTGACTTAATAGGCTTTCCTGTTAAAGAATTTCAAGTTAAAAATGCTGAAGGTAAAACTCTATGGATTACTGAGCAAGAAATTGACACAGCGACTTCTAAAGGCTATCGAGTAGTAGATAAGCGTATGACGCATGCTGCGCCGAAATGGATTCAAGGTAAGGGCGAAGGCGGTTTCTTAATTCTAGATGACTTTACTCGTGCTGACCATAGATTTATGCAAGCGGTAATGGAAATCTGCGATCGTCAAGAATATGTATCTTGGAAATTGCCTAAGAACTGGCATGTTATCTTGACTACTAATCCTGACAATGGAGATTACAATGTAACTAGCTTAGATGTAGCGCAGCAGACTCGTTTTATTTCTGTAGAACTTAAGTTTGATGAGAGAGTATGGGCTCGTTGGGCAGAGAACGTTAAGATTGACGGTCGTTGTATTAACTTCTTGTTGATGCATCCTGAGTTAGTAACGCAAAAGGTTAATCCTCGTGCAGTAACTACTTTCTTTAATTCTATCAGTTCTATTGAGAAGTTTAACGAAGAGTTGCCGTTGATTCAAATGATTGGCGAAGGTTCTGTTGGTGCTGACTTTAGTTCTATGTTTACTATGTTTATTAACAATAAGCTAGATAGAATTATTTCTCCTGAAGATATCTTGACCAAGGACGAGGCCTATGTAGTAGGTGCTTTGAGATCGATGATTGGCGAAGATGATGAGTTTCGTGCAGATATCTCTAGCGTAGTATCAACTCGTTTGATTAACTATGCGCTACGTGAAGCAGAGACAAAATCTGTATCTCAAGATGTAATCAATCGCTTGATTAAGTTGACTACTGATTGTACTTCTTTTACAGATGACTTGAGCTATTACATTGTCAAAGAGTTGACTAACGGAAACAAGCCTAAATTTAGTAAGATGCTACTTAATCCAAAGGTGGCTAAAATGGTAATTAAATAATTAGAACTTATGTATAATACATTATTGCAAGTAGATATTGAGGCTAATTATGATGGCAGCACTGTACATAGTGTTGATATCAAAATGGGCCCTCAAATTTATCTAGATAAGAATGCACACTTGACAATTAATAAAGATGGTTATACTCCGCAGATTGGAGATAAGCTGTATTTTATGCCAGGTGTGAATATTCCTAGAATTAAGTTAAAAGACTTAGCCATTAACTATAACATTAAAGTTGTTAGAGATCCTGATGAGGCGGATGTAATTTTTGCAGGTGATTCAACATTTCATAAAATGTCGAATTATACATGGAAAAATACTCTTAAAACAGAGGACTTGAAGAATTTTATTCAAGCTTGTGTTCCTAAATTAGGTTCTTATGACTACGCAGCGCTTACTCGTACTTTAGAAGAATACAAAGAGCCAACAGTAGTAATGGACTACAGGGCTGCTCGTATTGTAGGCGATGCAGGTTTTCCATTGTATAAAAACTTTCAACAAAATCCTGGAACAATAGCAGACGGAAATAGGGATTCTATTCATGTTTTGGAATTGCTAAATGAGTATAAAGATTTGTATGATGTAGTTTCTTCTAAAGTTTTGGTTCACGAGAGTTGTTTGTTAGATAAACTCAACGGTAATGACGCAGTGGTTATTAATGAAGAAGTTTTTGAGCAAATTGGCAGTATGTTTAAAAGCTCCGATACAGATAATCATGTGTTGGCTATGGAGATTATGTCAAACTGTAACTACACAGAGAGCTTATTGTATTTAGAAATGCTATTTCATGATTATCATAATATTATGAGAAATAATAATGCTCGAACACATGTGAATTTTAGAAGTTTATTGAGCTATTTGCAAAAGGACAAGAATTACTTTAGTACTAGTGTTGACGAAATGATACGTAGCTTATTGAAAAAGAAAGTACTTACTGTTGATATGGTAAATATTATTCTTTCTAAGTATTCTGATGAGGTTGATCACGGTACAGAGTGTTTTAAAGTAAAAACTTTGACTCTTAACGAAGAATATTTGAAATTTCTAAATAGTAATTATCTTTATGAAATTCAAAAAAACTTTGTTCCTGAAATTATTCAGGTTGTAGAAGAAGTTGAGACTGTCTCAGAAGTTAAATGGCTCTAAATTAAATCTTATGGTAAGTGCATTAAAATTAGAATTTCCAGAATTTATTACGCACATACCGCAAAGTAAATCTGTATGGATTAAAATTGGTTACAATAAAATCCATGCATCTGCGCATTACACAACAAGAGCTGCTCT